TAGTCCTTCACCTTCCTCTTCTTCTAAATAGTTAATAGAATTGAGTAGGTCAAATATATTTTTAGGTGCTTCTAAAATCTTCTCACTAGTTTCAAATGATATGGGTTTAGCTAATGCAGGTTTAACTGCTTCTGCACTAAACAAGAAACTACCAGGAGATTTTGTGAATGCTGTTTTATAATGAGAGTGTCTTACAGATCGAAATTCACTAATCAGTTGTTGGAATAAGGCTATGAACATAAAAGTAGCTGTTTGTGGGTTCTTGTAAAGGATATCTATTAATTCTAGGTGATCTGGTGCAAAAGTTTCAATGTCTTCAGCTATTTTCCTTACAAATTGATCAAAATTATTCCTTTCATATGGTATACTTAAATGATTGAACCTTTTACATAATGATTCTTTAAATTCATCATTTTCTTGTGCCACATATAAGACATCTTCTACATGACGTTTCAATTGTATTAGATTTCTAACTGGGGAAACATAATTAGGTTCTTTGGGAATTAACTCATGTGTAGCAAATGGTAATGAACAATAAGGAAATAAAGCATATCCTATTTTAAGAGCTGTTGTTAGACTTGATGTAGAATATTCTAAATTGCATAAAGTACGTTTGTCGAGTATGAAAACACTAATGTAATCTTTCTTTCCAATTGACACTTTAAAATCTCTTTTCATTTCTCTTATTCTATTTATTGCAGAATATGCCTCAGCTTTCCAACCAGGTTCATCTTTAAAATTCTCGTTAGGTTGAATTGGTATGCTAGTATCATTTCTCATAGAATCATCTTTGTCTAGTATAACTAAATGGTGTATGTAATTGCCTGAATCAATTTCCAGAGAATAGTAAAGTTTATCTCCCTTGTAAGTTGTAAAAGGAAAGTCATCTGGTTTTACTGTCTTTATAAATTTATTAGAGAAATTAAATTCTCCATGTAAAAATACTTTTTCTAATTCTAGTTCATGTAATGCTGTTGATTTAAATTTCAGTTTATTGGAATATGGTATAAGTGCATCAAATCTTTTTCTTAAATGTTTTGATGTGCCTCTAGTAATTCTATATACACTATTCAAATCTACTTCTGATGTAGTAACAGATTCATTTACAACTTCGAATACAGTGTTAGGTCTATCACCCTTGTCTGCTAAATAATACTTTGGTACTGTTGTCTCTCCATTATCAAATACATTCTTACTCATAAATAGAGCAAGTTCAGATGCATTGTCTATATGTTTTTCATTTTGTTTTTGTCGAACAATTTTAATTATTTTTCCAGAAGGAGGAAAAGAAATTATTGGAGGTTTAAAGGATTTAAATGCAGTAAAATTATAGTGTATATCTTCGAATATGGCTTTATGTAAGTCCTTTGTTGTTCCATTTGTCCTATAAACTCCCTTTGTTTTTACTTTGAAATATTTTCCTAGATTGTTATTTACTCTTTCTGTTAATGTTATAGCTTGAACTATATCTTTCTTTTCAGAATCAAACAAACTAGGAATTCTAGCAATAGTATCCATTGTATAACCCATGCTTATTAACACACTAATTGCTTGTTCCTTTGCATAAGATTTGAAACAACTTAATCTAAAAGATTCTTCATCTATTATTGAAAATTGATTGACATTTAGTCTACTTACTTTAAAACTAGGGATATCAGTTGTTACTGCTTCTTCATAATGTCTAAGGTTAGATGATTCGAGTAATGCTTTACCTGTGATTAATAATTCTGATATGTATCTACATATTAAAGAGCTCTCTTCTGTTCTCTCTTCAAATATTTCGTCAAAATCTTTAATAATTAATTCTACAGAATCATCTTTCTCATAAAAGGATTCTAAATCTCTAAGGCTTATTTTACCATCCTCCGTCTTGATATGTTTATATATTGAATTTGTTTTAGCAATACGGAATTTTTTGGCATCTAAGTTTACATAAGGGTCAGCAAATCTAGCAATAATAGTGTTTGTGCCTATATGATCTTCTTCATATGCAGAACCTACTCCTGATGCTAACCTTAAAAGGAGATTGTTAAAGGTAGCAAAATTTCTATCAAGACTTAAACCTTGATTGGAAAGATTTTCAATCCTTATTCTGTGTCTTTTATTGAATTGAGAAGCATGTTTTTTAGGTCTCGTTAGTGGGATAAAACCAGATATAGAAACACTTTGTAAATATGAGAAACTGTAATCTTTTGTAGTAGTGCTATTACCTCTTATTATTTCATCTTGTGTAACCAGTTCATCTTTAAGTGATGCGACTTTAGCCAGATAATGTGATGCTTTAGCTAAAGTGAGATTACCTAGATTTACATCTTTGAGAATTATATTGCCTATAGGTCCTGTTATTGTAGTTAAAAGTGTTGATATAACGGGAATTCCTCCTAAAAATACACTTTTATTAATCAATGATTTGTCTTCTTTTGAGTATTGGTACCATCGTCTCCATTGGTCTGTTGTAAAAACAACGTTTAATAATTGGATTACCATGGATCCTAGGTATGTACCACCTGCAGCTAAATATTGAGCAGCATGACTCACTGCACTACTTATGTCTTCAATAAATTCAGAACCATTACCAACGTCTAGTTTTGAAATTCTTTGTTTTAAATTTGGTGTATAAAGTTTACCAGCAACATAAAAATCCGAGTTAAATTCTCCTATCATAGTATTATATGTCGACTTGCTCTCAGACCTTAATATGTTAAATAACATGCTTAAAGCTTGAATAGAGTAATATAGTGTTATTAATGTTTTGTCTAGTCTTTGGGATCTTAATAGTTGTATTGCACGTACACTATCATCAGAAGTGACTCTAGTTATAATCTTTTCTACTATACTGTGATTTCTAAGATAATCTTCTTGTTCAACGCTAAGAATTGAATGATATACTGAGCTAGTTTCATGTAGTATACCTTGGCACATTCCCCAACTAAAAACTTGACCATATTGACCTAGTAATACTCTAGCTTGAATCTTTTCTATAAAAGAACCCATTGTTCTGTTAGGATTAAATCTCACATTTTCAGATATAAATTCTATTACTGATTCAGGATATTTAGCAATCTTATTATCAAACTTTCTACATACACTTTGAGAGAACAATTGTATTGCCTTATTATCTAAATAGAACACATGTATCATAGCATAAAAGGTCACTACTAAATGATTTGGTCCCCACCTTTTTTGATCATTGTTATCATAAACACAAACTCTCTCTGCTGAATTCCAGTTTATGGTTTGTTCTATTACCTTTTGAAAATCTAATTGTTTAGATGGGTTCTCTAAAACATTATTTGGAAAGCATGGTGAAATTGCTCTACTAACTTCTTCTAGAAATTTTGCTCCTATTCTCATGTCATAATTACATACTGAGATTTCTCTTTGACCTTTTTGATCTTTATGTACTATTCTATAAGAATATGTTGTGCTTCTTACAGATTGAAAGGCTATTAAAGTTAATAAGGATACACTCTTAAATTCTAATGTTTTTATAATTTTTCTTTGTTTATCTTTACCTTTATTGAAATCTTCAACTATAACTTTATAATCTACAAGAATGCCTTCTAGTATAGAACTTGCACTACGAATTGACTGTTTTTCTCTAGTGGGTATGGCTCCTTTCATTGCGCCTCTTGTGGTACATATATCTATAATACTAGATTTAAGTCTAGTTTGAAGGGCCATTTCATCAATACTTTCTTCTTCAGATCTAATTAGAAATACAGCAAGTAAGTATGTAATAGAATAACAATACCTTTTCTGTTCACCTGTAGCGATATTGAAACAGTAATCTAACTCTGCTTCTTTTTTGGTAGTTAGTAGTTCTCTTAGATCTGTCACATCATCATCATATGCAGATAAACTTATACCTAACACTTCATTTGGAAAGCTCTCATATCTTTTTTTAAATACATTCTCTTCATCTAATAGTGCATCAAAACAAAGTGATGCTGATATAGCGTCATTATATTTGTATTTATTAAATACGTTGCATATGTAAAAAGATGATATCGAATAATTAAAATCTCTTACATAACTACTCTCATGTGGGAAAGCAACACTTAAAACTTCACCTCCAAATCTATCTTTCTGTCTAATTAAATTTAATTTTCCTTTGTTTTTAAGTGAAAATAGTAGAGCTGACATTTTAAGGAGACGTATACAGTAAACTATCTCAAAAATGTTCCTTGGTCTGTAATTATCAAATTTAGATAATATTTCCGAAGGTTTAGTATTCCTCCCAGTTGTTGATATGTACAGATATCTACATTGTTCAGATACCACTGCAAATTGATCTCTATTTACATTTGATATTAAATATGCTAATAGTAAATGTGATTCAACAGTTATGTCATTTTGTGGAACATCTTGAATTCTTTCTTTATTTTCTGATAACCAGGTTGACAAAGAGATAACAGTCATGTATTTTCTTAGTGCCCAGCTTAAAGTATTTCTATTAAATGCTTCTGATTCTGATTGTATGATTTTATCATGAGAACATTTATAAGCTCTAAAAAGTGAATTACTATAATTTTCTCTATTTAATGATGAATAAAAAACAATATAGAATGCATTAGTGAAAGAATCTAGGGTACTATTTGACTGTCTTAGTATTACAGATCTATAGTTAGGTGTAAATACTAATTTATAATTAGAACCTTTAGGAGTTGCATTAAGAGTTGTATCAAAACTTTTAGCTATCTCAGCCTCATGTTCTAGTACATTTAATGTAATAGTATTTCTCATTGCACTTATATTAGTTCTTATAACTCTAAGAGCTGTTAGATCAATATCTGTAACACCTGTTTCTATAGAACTGTCAATAGTTTTAATTAGTTTATCAGTATAGGATTTAGAACTATGTGCGCTTTTAACTGATAATGCTTCCTCATATAAGATGTTGAATTTGTCTTCCGAATTATAACCAGTACCTTGTCCTTGTATATCTTTAAGAAAATATGCTTCATTTATATTAACATTGAGATGTTCACCTGAAGTTCTTTTTATTGCTCTTATGAGATTTCCATCTATAAATTCAGGATTAAAATAAATAGTAAAGTCAACATCAGATGAACATGATGCTGTTAAGATTGTATCCTCTGGAGAGAATATGGAATTAGGTCTTTTAACTTTTTCTATCTTAAAATCTTTTGAGACTTTGAAGAAACCAGAATTATGACCTTGTTCTAGTACTAAGTTCAAAGACTTGAGTATAGGATTAACAAGAAAATCTTCTGGAATTTTTCGTTTCTCTATTTTTTCGACTTCACAAGGATAATATCTATAGAGCCATTTTTTCACATCAGATTCTTTTAATAGTGAGTCTAGTCGTCTTATAAGATTCTGACATTTTCCTGGGAATTTATTCTTATCAAAGCTATAATTCATGAAAGTTCTAATTGCTTCTGGATTGTTTGCTCTTATTACACTTGCCATACTCTGATCATAGTTATCTT